GCCGCCCCAGGACAGGTTTTCCTCGCCGTCACAGACGCGGTAGAGGCCTGAGCCGAGATTGAGCCGCGCAATGGTGCGCACCCCAAGACTGGAGCCTGCAAGGACCGATTTAAGAGCATTCGAAAAGGTGCGCATCAGGTCTGGACCGATAGGGCTTCAAACTGGGCCGCGCCCTGGCGAAGGCCGCCAGAGCCGAGCACAGCGATTGAGAAAGGGGCCAAGAGCTTGAACTTGGCGCAGGCCCGGTAAAAATTAAGCGTGGCGGCGGCGGTAAAGCCATTGGGCAGTTCAGGCTCGACATAAAGCCCGGTTATGACCCCAAGCGCGCTGGCCCGGGCCGCCTCGCTAATCCGGTGAAGGCTGTATTTACCCGACTGGATCACCGAGACATAATCGCCAAGCGAAAGCGTAAACAGGGCGGGCAGGCCCGACAGGCCGATCTCATTGCGAAAGGTGCTGATCTGGGTCAGGCTGGCCGTGCCATCAAAAACGGACCCACCTCCCGCGCGCAGCAGGACCGAGGGGCCGATCGGCATATAGGCGGCGGGATATTCGCGCGCCGGATCAAAGCCCAAAAACGTGCGGGCCGAGCCTTGCAAACTATCGCCCCAGGCGCGCCAGGCCCCCAGATCAGCGGGATAGAGCGGCGGCGTCTTCCAGCTGGCCTTCCATTGCGGGCGACCGCGATCAATCGTGACATCGCGGCCCGATTCCAGGACCCCAACCGCTTGGCGGCGGGTCAGGACAAAATTGGCCTCGATAAACCGCACCCCGGTCGAGAGCATGGCAGGAAAGGGGCGCGGAAAGCTGGGAACAGTCATCGGGTCGCCCTAGAATAGGCGCTGGCATTGGCGACCCAGCGCTCAGGCTCAGATTTTCTCCACTGGTCCAGCTGGTCTGACACCCGCTGCAGGGCCGCAGGATCAGCCCCGGCGGCATTAATAATCTTGCGATTATCAATATTCACCACCTGGCCGCCGCGAACCGGATTCGCAGGACCCGCCCCCGCGCCCTGACCAAGGCCCCGCATCAAGCGCCGGGTGCGGTCGGCACTATAGACCATGCCCGGCTGGGTAAAATCGACCAGTTCTGGGCCGCGCTCACCGACCAGGGTGGTACCATAGGCCATGCCCCCCGCCGCGCGGGCGGGGATGGGGGACGGGCTAAAGCCGCCGCCAAACAGGCTGCCCAAGAGACTGCCAAATAGGCCGCCCCCGCTGCTGCGCGCCGGTCCGGCAGTGCTGCCGCCCAGGCCTGAGCCCATAAAACCGCCGCCGCTAGAGCCGCCACCGCCAAACCCAAACGCGCCCAAAATCGAACCCAAAAGGCCAGAGCCGCCGGGGCTAGAGCCCGCCTTGGTCATCAGGGCCTTGGTGATGGAATCGACCAGGCCCTCAAACACCTGGTTGCGCATCCGGTCGACAAAATATTTCAAGGCCCCCCTGGCCCCGCCGTCAAAGCCTGCCGCCAGCCCGCCAGACACCGCCTCACGCAGGGCCGAATAGGTCTGGTCGCGCGAGTCCGAAAAGCCCCTGACCAGATTATCGCGCGCAGCGGCCCCGACCGGTTCTAGGACCGATTTCCAATCGACCGCTTTTAGGTCTTGGCCCGTTAGGTCGACCATGGTTGAGGGAATAATCGTTGCCGGGCTGGACGTGTCGGCATTCCAAGGCAGGGCTGGGCGGCTAGACTTGCCAGACCGCGATCCACCGCCGCTAGAGCCGCCAAGGCCATCGGCCCCCGCCCCGCTATAGGCCCCCGCCGTGCGAATGGTCGCCCGGCCCTTCGCCATGGCTGCAACCTGGCCACGCTGGTTTGGGGTGATCATCTTGCCGGTTTTGGGGTCAAGCACCGGGTCATATCGGCCCAGCAGGTCACTATTATAACCCCCCATCCTGATCAGAGCATCATTAACACGGGCAAGTTCAGGAGCATTCCTTGCGGTGCGAACCGGGCTATTCTTGTTTTCAGCCAAGATCCCGGCCTTGCGATATTCCAGCTGGCTGCGGGTGCGGTTTTCAATCGCGGTAAACTGACTTAAAAAGCCTGACAGGCCATTGGTCAGACCGGCCACCAATTCGCTGATTGTTACCAGGGTCGGGGCCAAGTTCAAAAAGGCCTGCTTTAAATTCACATCAATGGCCTGGCTGGCCAGCTCCGCCTTGCGCTGCATCTCGCCCATGCTGGCCACAGTCTTGGAATCGAGAATAATCCCCAGATCGCGAAACCGCTTGGTCATTTCGCCAATCTTGTCCGAGCCTTGTTCAAGCAGCGGCAAAAGCGGACGCAGGCCAAGCTTGTCGGCAATCGCGACCTTTTCCGCCTCAGACCCGACATTTTTCAGCCGATCGGCCAAAAGCGGCAACATGTCCGAGACGGATTTGAAACTGGCCGCCTGTTCGCGGCTTATCCCTAGGGCCTCAAACGCCTTGGCCACGCGCGCGCCGCCAATGCCAGAGACAAACTTACCGACGCTCGATTGCAGGCCCTGAATGCTCTCATCAAAGGCCCCGGCATCCAGATTGGCCTCTTGCGCGGCAAAACGCCATTCTTGAAGCGCCTCGACCGACACGCGCAGTTTTGTGGCAGTATCGCCCAGATTATCGATAAAATCCAAGGCCTCGCGGGTCTTGACCAGGGACACGGTCAAGGCCCCAAGCCCGGCGGCGGCGGCCATGCCAACCGGACCAAGATTGCCCAGCACCCGGCCCGCCGCGCCGCTGGAAACCGCCACAGTCGCCAGGCTGTCCTTGACCTCGCGCGCTGTGCCATCAATGACCTTCAGGCTCGAACTGGCCTGGCGACCGGCCAGATCGATCTGGCGCATGGCCCTTGCGCCCTCGGGGCCCAGCTCACGCAGGGCGGCCTTTACCGCCTCCTGCCCGGTCACGGACAGGCGCAGGGTCACTTGACCGCCATTGGCTAGCATGGGCGCTCCTTTGCGGCTCTAGGGGTGCTGTTTAGGTTGGGGTTTGGCGCTGGCGGCGGTCGCCGCTCAAGGCCCCCATCTCGATTTCACTCAAGGCCTCGATCAGGTCCTGGTCTGGATCGGCCCCATAGGCCGCCGCCGTGGCGAGGGCCTCGGTCAGGTTCAGGCCCATCAGGCTGCCATCCATGCCAGAGCGCTGCCAGACTCCTAGTCTTTGACAGGCCCGCCAGGCGGCATGGCCGGGGGCTGTGCGGGGCTGGTTACAGGTCTGGGGACAGGGTGCCCCGCCTTCGTCTAGGCCGCCTGTGGCGCAGCCTGCGCCGACAAGGGCGCATCCGGCGCAGTGGTCTGCGCCCCCACCAAAGACCCATTCGGCAAGGGCGCGGAGTCGTTTCCCTCTTCGTGCCTCGCCCAGCGGGGGCCATCAATCAGGGCAATAAAGGGCGATAACAGGATGGGCGCGCCGCCATTGGGCGCGTAGTTAAGGGCTAGGCGAATGGCCTCCTCGCTGATCTCGAGCGGCTGGCCCTCCTCATCCTCCATGCCCGTCCAGGACACCAAAAGCGCCTGGGCATAGCAGCAGGCGGCCTCAAACACAGACAGGCCAACTAGGATTTCAGGATCCTTGAGGATGCCAAAATCATCGCCCTCAAAGCCCATGGCCTCCAAGGCGCCCCGCCCCTCACGCAAGGCAGCGATGCGCTTTTGCACGCTCGCCTCGACCGAGAGCTTGATCGGGCCGGTCAGGCCGCGCAGGGTCCAGACCACGCCGGGCACCAATTCATGCGACACCGGGGCCGCTAGGGTCTTGTTGATCCGCATGATCTAGTAGCTCGCAAAAGCATTGGTCAGGGTGGCGGTTAGCATGGGGCTCGATGCCCCGACCTCACACCGGCCCTTAAAGCTTTGGGTCAGGGCCTTGCCGTTCTGGACCGCAATCGAGACCGGCTCATAGCGCACCGCAGGCAGGTCCAGCACCAGTTTCAGGGTCGCTGAAACCACATATTCAATACTGATCGCATAGGCCGCGGGCAAGAGCGTGGTGGCGTCAGGATTGGCAAAATTCCTTTGAGTGTCGGTTGTATAGCGGGCGGTGAAATTCAGCTCGGCATTAATCGCGTTCAGCGCCGCCGCCGAGCGGAACGGATCGCCGACATAGCGGTCCATCTCGAAATCATTGGTTAGGGTCAGGTCACCGCTAATCACCTGACCAATCGCGGTGCCGCCCTGTTTGATGACGCCAATACTGGCCGGGACCCGGTTAGACAAAGCCTGAACCGTGGGGGTCCCGGCAATACTTGCGCTATAGGGGGCCAGCACCTGGCGACCGGCCAGCGAAAGATCAAGGCTGCGAAAGCCTTGAGCGGGGCCAAAATCAAATTTGGCAGTCTTGACCACGCCGCCGACCAGGGCCTCAAGCTGGGCGGCGGATACGAATTCGCGCTCCAGGGTCAGGCTGGGCAGGCTGGTCGAGCCAGTTGTGAAAACGTGGGTCTTGATGGTGGTGCCGCTTGTGGTCGGCGCGCCCATGGCCGCCCTTAGCCAAAACCCAATCTGGGCCAGATCAAATGGCACAGACAGGCTGGCCTCGGCCTCTTCCAGCCCAGGCGCGGCGGGGCGCTCATCGACCAGATTGTGAAAACCCGCACCAAGAATGTCATCATCGGCCAAGGGACGGGAGCGGTTAAAGGTGTGGCTATAGGTACTCAGCTCTTGAAAGCCAGTCGTGGCCTGGGTGGCAAAGGCGCTCTGATAGGCCAGGCGCACTCGAGATTGGCGACCCCTGGGCAGGACGGTTGTGGTCATGGGGACTTATCCTTGATCAGGCCGGGCTATCCGGCGGGGGATGGGGCAATAAAGGTGACAAGCACCGTAATCAGGGCCAGGGCGACCGGCGGCGCGCCGGGGGCCAGCGATCGGTCATCGCGCTCGGCCGCGCCAATCTCGGCATAGACCTGGACGCCGAGGCCCAGTGTGCGATTGGCGGCAATCAGGGCGACAATTCGCTCTATGGCGCTGTCGCGCGCGCTCCGGCGCAGGCTCGCACTGGTGCCCTCGACCGCATAGGCAATCATGGCCTCAAGCTCTAATTCATAATCCTCATCGCGCCCGCCATCGCGGGTAACGGTGACCGGCCCGCCCTGGACCGCGAGGGCCTGGCTAAGGCTGGCATTGGCCCCGCTCATGGGCGACCAGCTGGTCGGTTCGGGCACATCCAGATCGGCCGGCGGAAAGCCAGAATCGGTCGCCAGCCGGGTGACCATGGCCTGAAGGATCAGTTCTGTTTGCGTGGTCATGGCTTGGCCTCTTGCAGATTGCGCGCGACCGCAGCGGCAAATTCACTGGCAAACCGACCCTTAAAATCGTCCAATAGGGCCAAGCCCTTAATGCGTTTCTTAATGCTGGCGGTCTTGACCAGGATAAACAGGGCCGTAGCCTTACCCTGGCGCTTGGCCTCGCGCCCGCCTCGGGTCAGGGTCAGGCCGCCTGTGGCCGTATCGGCGATCAAGACCCCCCGGCCCGTGGCCGGATCTATCCTTGGCACCAGATGCACACCCAAGGCCGCCGCGACCCGGGATATTGGGTTTTCCTCGGCCATAAACTTGCCAAAGCCATTGCGCGATCGGTTCTTGGCCTGATTCATCCGCCGAACAATCGCCTTGGCCGGGCCGGTCGGAATGGCCAGATACTGACCGCCCCGCGCCGTGATCTGGGCTCCATAGCTAAAGGTCTCTAGGATCGTCTCGGCATTGGACTTGATATAGATGGCCGGTTCCAGATGCGCTTTTTTTGGAAACGTATTGACCCGCCAGGTCTTGGATAGGGCCGCCGCCCGATAAAAACCGCCCGCGACAATATCGGCGCGCAATTCTTTCTTATAGCGATCACCAAGCTGGCGAGCGGCGATCTGATAGGCCTTGGCAATCTTGTCCTGTTCTGCGGCCAGGACCTCGGTCAGGCGGCCTTGAAAGGCTAGGGCCAGATCGCCATTGGCGACACCCTCGACCGAAAGCTTGATGTTATTCGCACTCATCAGCCCGCCTCGATACGCCATTCCAATTGTTTGGCATCAAAATACCGGGGCGCGCCAAACACGGTCAGGGTCTGGCTGGTGACCCCATCGGTCAGGAAGAATTTATCGCCCGCCCTGGGCAGGCGGTTTTGCGCCCGGCTATCGGCGACCTGCAGGCGAATAATCGTACTGGCGGCGTTTTTTTGGCCAAAGCCCTCAAGGCCAATGGCGTCTTCTGGCTGGCTGCGAAAGATCCGCACGGCAAGGGTCAGGGCCGTGCCAAACGGGGTCCAGATCGCATCCTCGGCCAGGGCGCTGGCATATTTGGCCGCGACCAGGGTTTGGGATGGGGTCACTAGCGCCCGCCCTGATTATAGATGACGGTGGCGGTTGTCGCGGCCGACAGGGCAGCGGATTCGCAATAGCCAACCAGGAACCGCCCAGCGCCACTACTCGCCGTAAGTTTTAATGTGCCTGTGTCAAAGAACAATCGATCGCCCTGGCCCCAGGTCTCACCTGTGGTCTTGGGTTGATTATAAAAAACGCCAAACGGCGAGACTCCGACCCGCTCGCCTGCGGCCTTGGTCTCATTGGCAACCCCAAAAAAATCACCGATCAGAATGGGCTGGCCAGAAACCGTGCCCCCGACCGGGGCAAGCATGGTTATGGTGCCGCCATCCGTTTTCCAATTGCGCATTAAATCAGCCTCGACCGTGAAAGCGGTGATCACCACCCGCCGGAAAGCAGATGGTGACCGAGGGGCCGGGCTGACCCGTATACGACGGACCTGCGGGCCGCATTCTGACGCGCCCGCAATACCGACCCGGCAAACAAGAGCCCTTAGGTCAGGGCACCGATCAGGCAAACCGTGCCCGTTGTATCCGCTGCTAGGGCCGCGACCGTGGCAAAGCCAATCGCGGCACCATTGGTCCCGGCCGTGGTGGTGAACCGCGAGGTGGCGGTAACCCAATAGAGTTTTTGGCCCACGGTCCAGGCCTCAGCCGTGGTCTTGAGCTGACCGCTAAACACGCCCTTAGGTGAGAAAGACACCGCAGTGCCCGAGGCAGCAGTCGAGGCGGGCACCGCGACCACGCCGCTCGACAACTGTTGCGCGACCCCAGAGACCGTGGCCGCAGGCGCAATCATGGTGATATTATTGCCGTCCGAAATCCAATTTTTCATAGGACAGATCCTTGTGCTGATCGGGCGGCCCCGCCTTTCCTAAACAGGGCCGCCAGAAGGGATGTTGATTAGAAAAGGCTTAAGCGCCCGGATTGCGGAAGGTTGGGCGGAAGTCGGAGGCCCCGCAGCCAAAATCATGCAGGACCCGCATCATGATGCCGTCGAAGTTAAACACGCCGCCGGTCGCGATTTGCGGACCATTCTGGCCTGCGACATAACCATAGGCAAAAGCTGGCGCGTAATTTGGATCGGCAAACAGGTACCAAGCATTCCCGGTGATATTGGCATCGACCGCGATCTGGAGGACCCCGGCGAAAAGCGGCACATTGTTCGCCTGGGTGGCCTGATAGGGATTAAGGACCGATTGGGCCTCGCTTTCCTTATCGGGGCCGACCAGCAAGATGGATGGGCTCAGGTTTAGGAACTGGACCCCGCCAACCCCTTTTTGCTTGCGCATGGCAGCGCGGCCAACGCCCAGTGAGGCCGAGGAGATTGGGGCGGCCGAGCCAAGATTGGCGTGACCGCCCGCAGCCGTGATTGCCGTCGCATTATACAGCGCCCCGCCATCCGATAAGATCGGGCCTGTATTGGTATTCAAGGCCAGCAAGGCATACATCATGGCGTTTTCAGTGCGCGCCGCCTCATAACCGGCGCTGGTAACCAAGTCGCCAAAGGCGTTTAGATCATCATTGATCAGAAGCTGACGCGAGAACGGCAGCATAACGCCAGAAGTGATCGGGGTCACGCTTTCGCGATTTTCCGAAATGGTGCTGCCTGGAATATCGCCCGACTCTGAGAGTGGCTGCAGGGCGGGGAAGTCACCCAGCCGATAAAGTTTATGGACCTTGAAATCGTTAAAGGGCCTTTGCTTAGCCCAGGCCCTATAGGTCGGGGCCGCCACCTGATAGGCGTCCGACAGGGCCTTGTTTGACGCCGCCTCAGTCAGCAGCGGAAAGTCGCTGGTGGTGTGTGAGGCGCGGGTAATGACCCCAATCGGATCGCGGATGGCCTCGCGCGGGTCAAGACCCATACGGATGGCCAAGAGCTCGACCGCGCGATAGCCCATGAATTCTCGGGCCATATCCACAGGCGCCTTGCCGGTCATGCGGGCATAAAGGGCTTCAGACATGCGCTTGCCATCGCGTTCGAAGCCGTCGAGCGTGACCGTGGCCGCGCTAAAAGCCGGGACCGTCGTGCGCTCGCCTTGAGCACCGGCGGCTAGGCTGAGGATCTGGCTGCGGACGGCATCAGCGGTCGTTTCTGGATTTTTCTTGATGAATTCGGCGACCTGGGTCTCGACGCCAAAGCCACGGGCCTGGCTGGTCAGGTCAAGGGTCTCAATCGCCGAAAGCGCGACTGGCGCGGGGATAGCCGCAGGGGGGGCGGCCACGGGGGCCTCTGTATTAACCGACATGTGCCGGGACTCCTCTAGTTGGGGGGACAGGGTTTTGGGGTCAGGGTCGGACACGGGGTCCAAGGGGCCGCCCTCATCGGCGCTTATCGAATTGAGGGGTTCAGACGCAGCCTGATCCGGGGCCAAGGCGGCGGCGGGTTCAGGCGCGGCAGGGGGGTGATCTTGCGGCAGGCTACGGACCTGGGCGGCGGGATCGGCGGGGACAGTGACAAACGAGACCTCGCACAGCTCCCAGCGGGTCGCGCGCCAGATATCAGTGCCATTTTCGACGCCGGTCTTTTCCATGGCCTGGATGCCATAACCGATCGATAGGCCGGTCAGTTCGCCGCGCGCGACCATGGCCTCGGCGGCCATGCCATCCTCGGTCTGGGCAAAGGCAATGGTGCCGACTATGGCCCCGGCCTCGAACCGGACATCGGTGACCGAGCCGAGCATGCACTCGATCGAGCTGGCATCATGACTGTCTAGGACCTTGACCTGACCGGCGCGGACCCGGCCTAGATCGACATTGTCTGGCGAAACGCCCAATTCCTCATATCCAAACCAGCGCAGCACCCGCGCGCCGGTCGAAAACACCGCATCGACCGTATGGGCATTGGCGCTATAGCTGGCCGGGGCAATGCCAAGATCACGGCGCTGGATGGCCCCGGGCTGAAAGCCCTGGGGCAGAGGATGATTGGACATGGAAAGAACCTTCAGGGGTTGGAATCGGTAGGCGCTGTGGGGCGCAAGAAACCGGCGGGCGCTTGAATCTGGCCTCGGCCATCGATCCGGCGGGGATCGGTATCTAGGGCCAGGTTCTTGGCATCTGCGGCGGCATTAAAGGTTGCAATATCATTGACATGGTCGCGCCAATTCTTGCCGCGACTGGACAGGCTTTCGCCCATTGTGGTCAGGCCCGCGCGGATGGCCTTGATCTCGGCATTTATGTCTTTTTCCGGATCAACCCAGGCGCGGGGCGGCGGGGTCCAGGCGGCGGTCACCTCGATCAGTCTTGGCTCATTCCTGACCAGGGCTTCGCGCTGCATGATCCGCTTCCAGGCGGCATCACAGACATGCGGCAAGATCGTATGGGCTAGCCAGTCGTCCAAAAGGGCCCAGAAGGCCACCGTTGCAGCCCGGAGGCTGGAATAATTGGCCTGGCTGACATCGCCGGTCAGGAGATGATAGGGCACACCTAGGCTGGCCGCGACCGCTTCTAATTGACGGCGGACAAAGGCATCGCCATCGCCGCTGGACGAGGGATTAACCACGCTAATGTCTTCGCCCGGCCGCGCCGTATAGATGCCGCCGGGGCGCAGGGTTTCCCAGACCTGACCGTCGGATTGGGTGTCTTGTTCGCCAAGCGCCGAGCGGCCATCATCCAGAGCCGGGCGGCGCACCAGGGCCAGGCAGGCCTCGACCCGCTTTTTTTGCAAGGTCGCGTCATTCAACTCGCCAATAGAATAGAGGGCGAAGACGGCCTGGGCTAGCCAAGGCACACCAAGCGATTGGCCAATCCGTTCACAACGATATAGGTGATCGACGTCCCTGGCATCCACGGCGGTCGAGCTATAGATCCCGCTCGGGCTAGGCATGAGATCCGTGGAACTGACCGGGGCCGACCAACCACCCAAGACATCACCCGGATGGCGCGGATAAAGATGATATGAAACCAGATTTCCGTCCTGATCGGTCTCAATCCCATTGACCACCCGGTTGCCATTAGCCAGGTTTTGGGTGCGGGTGTGATCGAGCCAATCGCCCTCAAGTGCCCGCACCCGACTGTTTGGAATCTTGCCATTCGAGGTCCAGACCAGAAGGCTATTGCCGCCCTCAATCATGCCCCGCACCATTTGGGATTGCAGCGTGTAAAAGGTGTGTCGCCCATCAACAGGATGATTGGCCCAGCTATTCCATGCCGATTGCGCCAGCGCCGCTAGCCGCTCATCGCTATGTTCGGCCCGCGCCTCAATCCCGTCGCCGACCAGATTGGCCACCAGCTGATTTACGCCAGACGCTGCATACGGATTATTGCGCACCAGATCGCGCGATCGGTCGCGCAGGCGGCGAAGATCGCGCCAGACCTCCAGATCGGCACTGGCGGCTGTGGTTTGCCAGTTTTGGGTCCGTCGATCGATGCGCGCGGCATCATAGCGCCGGGTCTGGGGCTGGGACGCCATCAGGTCTAGGGCATTGCGATAGGCGCGCCGCTGGACCCCAGCGCGCGGATCGAAAAACCCGATTAAGGAATCGAGAAAATTCACCGGTCAAACACCACAAACGTGGTCTGGGGTTCGCGGCTTAGGCGGTTGCGGTTATAATTGATCGCGGCCACCAGGTCGGTCGTCGACTTATAGGTGATGCGTTCGCCATTGGCCTCGATCGTCAATTCGCCCCGCGCCAGGGCGTCCTCGAGTAGGACAATATTGGCGGCATAGTCGGTGGCCATTTAGAACCAATCCTTATTGTCTAGCTTGATCCAGGGCTCGGACGTATCGCGAACCGGATTCGCGGGGCGCGCAGGCGGGGTTTCGGCGGCGGCGGGCTGGCGCATCAACTGCACCAGGTCGCCCTGGGCGGGATCAGGGGCCGCGCAGCGTTCAGCCTGCAGCTGGCCCCAGCGAGCATGGGATAGGCCATCAAGGCGCAGGGCCTCGGTTGCGGCCATGCTATAGATTGCGCAGTCCAGCCAGTGATTTTGCCGCCCCGAAATTACCTTCCAAACCCGGGCGGGGACGCCCGACGGGGTGGTCTCGGTCACGCAGGTTTCAGATGTCAGCTGACCAAACAGATTAGCATCGGCCTCGCGGCCAAAATGTAAGCGCCCGCGAATCTCGCCGGGGGTTTCGCCCCGGGCGCGGGCCTCTGCCGCCTTGAGGCTGGCGCGGACATAGCCATAAAAGGTCGCCTTGGCTCCAAAGGTGCCGACCAAGAACGCCTTATCATCGGCCTTGCCCGTGGCCCGGCCAGCGCGGCGGCCGCGACTGATATACTGGGTCGCCTCGCCGCGCCCTAGAAGCGGTCTAAACCAGCCCGGCCTGCCAAACACCGGCATGCGATTAGGGTGGCCCTTGCAAAAGGCTCTGGCCGACTCGGTGTGATAACCAGCATCAACACAGACCTGATCAATCTCTAGAGTCTTGCCGCCGGGCAGGGTCAGGCCTCGGCGCACCAGCTCATCTAGCCGCAACCAGGCCCCTTGGCCGGGCACATCGGTCGGGCCGGGCAGGAAACCAAAATCAAGGCACCAGGTCTCAGACTCCGGGCCATGGCCATTGGTCAGATAATAGATCCCGTCGCCCTGGATATCGCAGCCCATGGTAAAGACGCAGGGTCCCCATGGCACCTGACCCCTGCCCCAATCCTGTTCGCGCAGGATTTCGAGGGACTCGGCGGGCGGGGCATCGCCCTTGTATTCAAACAGCTCACCCAGTTCCAGATTGGTCCAGGTCTTGAGCGCATTGACATTGCCCTGGGCGGCGACAAAGCCGGTCGCCAGCTGTGACCAGGTCAGAAACGAAGAAATGATGCCGGTGATATGATAGCCCGGCTGCAGCCCGCCCATGGGCCGGGTGCGCCAGTGCGTGATCTGATCGTCTGGAATAATACGCGGCGGGCGGATCTTATCGCCGTCAGGGGTTTCGGTTTCAGCCGTCGGGATCCAGAGCGCGGTCTGGAGCAGGTCTTGTTTTTGATAATGCTCGATCACTAGGCCAGCGCAGGTCGGGTCGAGCATATAGGCCTTGGCCGGTTGGCCGCTCGGCCAGACCAGGTCCGAAAATACAGGGTCAAACCATTGGCCGCTATGCGGGCTTTGCAGATAGAGCCGTCTTTGGTCAGACGCCTCATAGGCCCGGCCAATCTTGGATGCGCCCTTAATGGTGCCGGTCGAAATCTTAAGCCGCTTGGACAGGCCTTGGCGGGCATAGACCCGCTGGCGGGCCGTGACCATGCCCTCTGGACTGCCTTGATTGTCCAAATCGTCTGGAAACTGGTCTAGATCATCCTCGACCACATAGCGGATCGAGTGGGCGCGCAGTGTGGCGGCGGAATTGGCCCCGGCGATCAAGAGCCAAGAGCCCTTGCGAAACCGCACACGAAGCGCCGTGGTGCCATCCCCGTCGCGGGACTTGCGCCCCATGATCGCGCCGGTCAGGTCGGGATTAAGCCTTGGCGTGGCCTCGACCATGGGCCAGAGTTTTTCGGCTAGCCAGTCCTTGGCCGCTGTGATCGTGGCCTGGACATACATCAAGGGGCCGGGGGCAATATCGGCAATATAGCCGACCCAGTTTTCGGCGCTGGCCGAGCCGCCGGACTGGGCGCATTTCAGGATCGATATGGTTTCAGCCGGATCATGCGGGCTCAGCCGGTCCATAATCTCGACCAGATAGGGCGCGGTGGCATGACGCCAGGGACCGGGATAGGCGCTGTCATCCGAAAACCTGCGATAGCGCCCAGCCCAGTCCGAGACCGATAGCTTTTCCGGCGGGCGCAGGCCCGTGGCAAAGGATCGATTGATCCGGGCCGCATTGGCCAAAAGGTGTTTTTGAATGGCCGGATCATACCGGTCCAGAACCGCTAGGCTCATGCGGCGGCGACTTGGTCCAAATCAAGCATGGGGTCAGCCTCATGGATAGCGGCAAGCGCCTGGTCGATCTCGGTCTCGGCGCGCGCCTCAGCCTCGATCTGGTCGGCAAGGGATTCAAATGTCTGGTCGATCAGCTCGGCGCAAAGGACCTGGACCGTGCGCGGATCAGTCATGGCGGCGAGCCGCTCTGACTCCAGCCGAAAGGCACTCTGGATCCGTTCCCGCGCCTGCCGCCCCAGATCGCCCGCCCGGCGCTCAAATTCGGAGACCAAGACCAACGCCCCGGCCCGCTCGTCAAGGTCAAGGGTGAGCTCTATGTTTTTGAGACGCTTATTTTTTAAATTTTCATCATTAATTTCAGAACGCTGATGGACTTTTAGAAACGGCAATCGGTCATCTATTGAACGATACGGGGCCTTTTCTAACGGCCTTTTAGAAGCCTCAGTCGGTCGCCCGCGATTAGGGTCGATCATGCCTTCAATCAATAAATTGGACCTAGCGACATCAACTAGTTTTCGTTTCGGATTGTTCGGGTCCGCCGCAAAAACCAAATAATTCGCTGCCTTCCAATTTGTTACAGCTTGGCGGCTTACTCCATGAAGCTTCGCATAGTTTGTTTGTGTGACTAATTCAGACACGGGGACCTTCTCAAAGTACATAATGTACAAAAAGAAAAACTAACAAAAACTAACGGACCCCCGGACTCTGCCCGACCGTATTGGGTGGGGGGCTGCAGGAAGGACCCGCTAGGGTGGGGAGAGATGGGATTGGAGGGGTACACTGGGATGGCTACCGCACTCGAGGTCAGGATAGCCTGGCCGAGTGCACAGTGATCCGCGATTCGCGATTCAGGAGCTTAAGCAACAACACGGACCGATTCTTGTCAATGCTTTCACAGAATATCCCCTCAAGCTCGCCGTCATCGATCTTGACCCTCTGGCCCTTTTCGAAGACGCGCGCAGGCTTGACCTCCACCATATTAATCATCCCATCGACCTCGCGCACCCGGATGTTTTCGATATTGGCATCGCAGGCAATCATGGGCTTGCCGCCAGCACTGCAGACCAGGGACTGCACCCCGCGTGTCGAGAAGATACAGCGCCACTGATCCACCCGCTGCGAGAAGCGGACGAACAGATAGCGCGCAAACAAGGGCCGACCCTTAACTTCACGGGTCTTGCGATCCACCATCAAGGCCATGGGCAGATAGACCTCAAAGCCCTGGTCGCGCAGATTGGCCGCCGCCGTTCGTTCACAGAAGGCCTTGGCCTTGACCACATACCAGCTCCGGCTTTCCAGTTTGAGGTCCTGCTCAGTCATTTATTTTTAGTCCTTCTGATTAGAATTAAAAAACACCGACACACCTAAACGCCGCACACAGACCATAACGCATCCCGCATAGACGCCTCACGCGACGTGCGCCTATAGAGACTTCCCCGGCGCAAGGTCTGCATGGTCTGTAAGGTCTGTTATCACAACATAATCAACACCTTATCGAACGGACCAAGCGGGCCACCGCAGACAGACAATCGTCTGTAAACCGCCCCTCCGGCCCGCCTTGACCACAGACCATCGCCCTATGGTCTGTTATGGTCTGTGGTTTTAAACCCAATCGTCTGTCCCCTGATCAGAGCCCAGAGCGGGGGCAACAGCGCCCTCGCCTGCCCGCGCCGCCGCATAGCCTTCCGAGCCGCCCTTGGGCTTCAGGCGCGCGCCCTTGCGCATCTTCTTGCCCTGGGCATTCTTGCCCGCCAGAATGATTTGCTGATCGCCCAGGGCCGCGCCAAAGCCCTTTTGGCTCATCGGCTTTTCATGGCCCTCAGCATCCATCCAGGCCTTGTAGTCATCGAATAATTCGGTGGCCGAGATCTTGTAATCAGCCCCGATCTCGAGCCGATCCTGCATCCATTGCGCGAACGGATTGGCCCCGCGCCTATAGTCCTCGACCGCATCTTTCACATCTTGCGGATCGATCAGGCCCTCATTCATCCAGCCGATCACACCCTCGACCAGCCAGCCCAGAATGCCATCGGCCTCGGCCTTGAGCTTGGCAGGCAGGTGGCCATCCCTCTGACCCTCTGGCACCTGTTTGCGGAATAAGAGGATCTTGAGCCGTCGCCAGATCCCGTCATCCGTATCATTGATCAGCGGCTTGCGATTACACTCGATCAAGGGCTTGCCGACCGGGGTAAATTCAAACAAGGCCTCGCGCAGCTGCCGCGCCTTGATCTTGCCGCCGCCTGTGTATTGCTTGATCGCCCCCGCCGCCAACTTGGCCCCAGACGGCGGCTCACCGGACGATAACAGGCGCGTATCGCCTGCCAGGGCGGCTATGTCAGGACTGGCCTCGCCGCCCCGCCGCAAGCCCGTATCCAGAAAGGTCTCGATCGCCACTGTGGTGGCATAAGAGCCAAGCGTTTCGCGCACCGCGCCAACAATGGTTGACTTGCCATCGCCGCCCTTACCCTGAAACACAAAGAATTTTTGCTCGGACGTATCGCCGGTGGCGCAATAGCCCATGACCTTTTGCAGGTACCCCCGCATATCGGCCTCTGGCTGGGCATAGGCCAGGACGCCGTCAAACACCGGCGCGCGCGCCTCTGGGTTCCAACTGGCCTTAGCGATCCGGGTAAAGCGATCCGCTGGGTCATGCCGAGGCAAAAACACCACCCGCCCCCGACCGTCGGCCCCGCGCGCAAACCGCAACGTGCCGTTAAGGACATTTAGGCTCATCGGGTCCTGGTCGAAATCCTCAACCCCGACATCCAGATAATTGCTGGCCATTTTTAAGGTCGCACTGATCTTGCCAGAATTGCCGCTATCGGTGGCGAACTTATAGGCCTCGACCGCGCTCTTGCCGCCGGTCTGGACACCCGTATCAATCTTGTGCTTGATCTGCCCCACCAGACCGCGCGCCATCTGGCTGGCCATGCGATAGGCCATGGCCTCGCCATGCTCCAAGTCCCAATGCCGCCCATTAAACGCGATCCAGCCATTGCCGCGCAGATACAGAACCCGCGCCTGGGCCTTATCAATCTCATAGGTCGCATCATCAATTTGGCCGCCGCACAGGCGGATAAACCGCATGGCATTGCCAAAATCATTCAGCTCATACCGCGCCAATTCGCCAATCTCTGGCGCGGGCGCAAATCCATACTCAGACATCCACCCCTCCCAGGGTCAGTTTTTGTTGTAAGGCATCATTGAAATCCAGCCCCGGCGGCGGGGCTATGGCCCGTACGGTCACACCGTCGCCCAGCCGGGCGCGCCAGGCGGCCACGGCCAGGCCTGCACAGATCGCGGCGCGCTTTTCCCCGTCGATCGATTGCTTGACCGTGCGCCCAGTTGGCCCACGCACGGGCACATCAATCGGGCTCATATCTCGGTCAATGGCGATCAAGACCTCATCGATCCCGGCCTCAGACACATCCCAGGTCACGGCGGGCTGATCGGGATCGGCCTGGACCAAATCGGGATTCTTGCGCCCCCATCGATCGGCCAGCCAACCGCCCTGTAAGCGATTCAGACTCAGCGCCGCCAGGACGTGACAGGCCAGGCCCTGCAATTTTGCCGCCGCTAGAGCGGTCTCAATGCCTTCTGCCACCACCAGGACGCGCGCGTCGCGCGGGCGCGCCAGCCAGACCCCGCCGGGGCGGCCATCGCCATCATTTTGCGGCCCAAACATCTTTTTGCCGGGCTTAAGCTGGGTCTTGGCATAGCCGCGCAGGGGGTCCAGATAGGTCAGATGCACCCCACCCGTGGGTCCCGCCTCGGTCACCACCTGGGCCACCATGGCAGGCAGATAGATTGGCTCATCAAACGGGTCAGGCCCATAATAGGCGCGCGGCAGATACCGCAATCGCATCAAGGCCGAATCCATAGACGGCCCGCTTAGGCCCCGGCTGCGCAGATAGCGGCGCAAGGGGTGCATCCCGCCTACGCCATCATGATGCGGCGGCGGCAGGGCCTGATCCCACAGCCGACCCGATAACTGCGGCCCGCCCTGGACCGGCTTGGCCGGTCTGGCCTGCGGCACCGCCGGGCGAAACGCCACCAGGGACCCGCCGCTTAACCGCTCCGCCGCCTCACGCGCCGTGCCACCGCGCAGGGCCTGTTCGAGCGCAATCACATCGCCATGCTCGTTACAGGCATGGCACCAGAACAGGCCGCCCTGCTTATCGACACTAAAGGCCCCATCGGCCTTCTTGCCCGCACTGGCCCCGCACAGGGGACATGGCCCGCGCCATCGCCGCCCGGCGCGGAACAGCCGCACCCCCGCCACCGCCTCGATATCCACACCGCGCGCAGAGTCGAATAGGGCCCTAAGGTCTGTTGTGGCGGGGGCGGCGCTCATGGCACCGCTCCGAACTTGATCGCGTCATGCGGCTGGGTGCACTGCGCGCGCGCGCCGGGCAGGATCGGCCAAACCATTGGCGCGCCAAAGCCAGATGGGAGGTTGGAATAAATAAACCAGGCATAGGCCATATTGGTGCTGGCCCCCGGATCATACCGGCCCCGGACCATGGCCACCCGCTCACAAAAGGGGGCCAGAATGCTCAGCCCCTGCCCCACCTCATTGCCGCCAAAATGCAGCCCTGAGCGTTTCACGCCCTCTAGGAATTGCAGGCGGCACAGGACGGCCACGCCCTCGCGCGCGCGCTCAAGCCCCACCCGAATAAACTCATCCGCCAGCTTAAACGGCGGATTGGTAATCACCCAATCGACCGGACCCAGCCTTGCCGCCTCTGGCGACAGAAAATCGATCAGATCGCCCGCCCGGCCCGCATAGCCATGATCATACAGATCCGTGGCCAGAACCGATTGAAAGCTTTCCGCCAAGACCTCGGCCATATGGCCACCGCCGCAAGCGGGCTCCCAGACACTGCCAAGATCAAAATTCAAGTCCAAGATCCGGATCAAGGCGCGTGTCGCCCAGGGCGGGGTTGGATAATAGTCCGTCTCCATACCGCCGCGATCGCGCCGCTCTGCCCCGCCAGACGTGAACCGATAGGGCGTCGCCACGGCAGTTTCGGGTATGTCATCAAACAGCCCGCTCACGGCAACACCACCTGCCCGCGCGCGCGGTCGATCAGGGTCTTGCTATACAGGGCCACAGTGCAATCGTCTTTTGGTGGGGTCGTCGAGCGCAAAACCGGATAGCCGCCCTGGGCCATCACGGCCTCGACAAACCGCTCATCGGTCTTGGGATTAAACACGATGGCGGGCTCGATCTTACCGCCGCCGGGCGCAGATTCGCGCTTCAAGATCGCGGCCCCGGCATTTTCCACGGTTTTTAGCGGACGATCCAGCGCCCGCGCAATCTTGGCATAGGACACGCCAGCCCGGCGACCCGCCGCAATCTCGGCCTTTTCCTCTGGCGACAGCACCTCGCCCTTTTGGCGGCCATGACGCGGCCTTGGCGGCGCGGTCCCGGTCGTGGCCTCGACATAATCGCGATGTTTTTTCAGCAGCAAAAACACTGTCCCCTCGCCCCGGCCAAAGGCCTGGGCAATCTGGGCGACCTTAAAGCCGCCCATACGGGCCTGCGCCATCGCCTCGCCCCGCACCCGGCAGACATCGGGCAGGCGATTTGGCCCAATCAGGACCTTGATCGGCACCTGATGGCGCGCCGCAACCTGGGCAATAATGGCCAAGAGCGCATCATCCATGCCGCTGGCCCCTGCGCTTAAAATCCAGCACCCGCTCATGCAGGGCCTGGATCTGATCATCCGATAGCGACACGGTCAGGCTGGCCTGCTTGTGCGGGCCTTCAAACGTCAAAAGCGCCCCATCCTGACCCACCCGCGTGGTCAGGCTGATCTCATCCTCTGGGGTCAGGATACGAATATCGGCGACCTGCATGGCCCTAGCCCTCCTGCGCCGGATCGATCGGCGGCAGCTTGGCGCGCACCTCATCGAGCTCGCGCTGGACCAGATTGAGTATGGCATGCAGGCCGACCGTCTCATTACGGCTCAGCCGCGCCCCGGCCTCGCGCACCGCCTTTTGCAGGGCGACCGCCGCCTCGGTCAGCTCGCAGGCCTCAACCAAAAGCGGCTTTGGCGCGCGCTGCGCCTTGGCCCGGATCAGGGCGGCAATCGCCCCGGTCATGACCGGCTCAGCCAGCATTTCTTCCAGCCGGATGATTGACCTCAAGGACAGGACCGAGGTCTCGCGCTCTGGCCCCGGCAGGGTCTGGCACTTGGATAACTGGCCCTTGGTCAGGCCGGTAATCTCGCTGACCGCCTCCAGATTGCCGACCTTTTCAAACAAGGCCCGGGTCAGGATGGCGAGCTGGGTATTGGTGATCATACAGAAACGCTCCCTTGATTTTTTTCATGGTCCGGGCGGGGCCGGGCGATTAGGACATCCCAGTCAGACGGGCATCAGTCGCCCGCCCCGCTGCCAAGACCTTGAAGCGGCGGGCGCATCCGGGCCTCGGCAGCAGGGCGGGGATCAGGCGCGCGGGGACAGACGCAGCTGATCTTTTGGCCTGTGCGTCCCCGCCCGAAAAAACGGCGCGCGCCAGCGACGGCGCGCGCCAGTTGAGGGAGGAAACGCCCAGGTGGGCGGGGAGAAGGAGTGCGGGCCGGGCCGGTCATGCGGCGGGCTCGGCGCGGCGTTCGAGGTCGGATCTAGGCTCACGCCAAAAATCGACCGGAATATTGAGGCGTTCTTGAATATCGAGCGCCAAGGCCAGAGACGGCGCGCGCTGGCCTGAGGCCAGCTGGCTGGCATAGGGCGCGCTAATACCAATCGACCGCAACCGCGACCGAAAGGCCTTCAAATAGGATGCAAGGGACTCTGTCATGACTTCAATATTGCAAATAGCAACAAAAGCGACAAGCCCAAAAATTTGCAGATGGCATGAGGACTCTGAGGACCAGCCGAGTCACAATATCGCTATGTGCAAATTTGACAGAATTGCTGGCAACCAGCTGAAGTTGTGGCGCTTAGCCGCTGGGCTGACACAGTCGGAACTTGCCGACCATATTGGTACAACTGCGAGTGTTGTCAGTCTTTTTGAAACAGGCGGGCGTAAACTATCGCCAAAATGGCTGTATAGCGCCGCCGAAGTCTTGAAAATATCGCCCGGAACACTGTTAGACAAGGCTCCGGGCGAGGTCGATATTGGATTAATACAGACTTACAATGCTATCCCTGCGCCTCAAAAAATCCAAGCGCTGGAAATCTTAAAAACCTTTGTCCCAGACCCGGAGCCAAAGGCCGCTGAGCCAATCGCGGGCACATTCAAAATCCTGAACTAGGCCTATTGATGCCTTGCCAGCCAAGGATTGACCGCTCCGCAGTTTTTCAAGGCCTGGGCCTGTTGCATGGCCACCTGTTCGCCTTTTAGCCGGGCAATTTCCGGCGCAACATTCGATCCCGACAGGGACGATACCGGCAGACCCAGCAAGATCACACCCACCGTATCATTCGACCGCGCCTTGGATTGCTGGGTCGATGCCGAGACTAGGGCCGAGGCCAGCCGCGCCGATTCGGCGGCCATTTGCTCGCAAGTCCAGGCCTGATACTGCATATTGGACACATAGGCCGGGGCAATATCCTCTGGCGCGGTCGCACAGGCCGCCAAGCTTACGGCCAACAGGCCCGCGCCAATGCATTTAGACAGATTTTTCATCAAGACTCTCCGATGAGGCAAGGCCGATAAGGCCGCATGCCAGCTAAGGTCTCGACAAATTGTCACACCTTATACGGGCGTTCAATCCTGATGATTTCGACGCGATTCTTGGCAATATTGCAGCTTTTTCCCAGCAATTTATAACAATTTTGCAAATAGCAATATTTTGGCTTGACGGGTATGTTTGCTAATTGCAACATATCCTCGCCAACACGCCAAACCCGGCTCCACCCCATCAAGGAGGCGCGCCATGGACGACGAATAAGCCCAGCCGCTTGGCGGGGCGGTTCAGACCCAAGGCCGCCCCGCCTAGCCAGACCCCATCTCCAACCCATGAGGCCCGCCCCATGACCACCTTAACCGAACCCGATCCGCTCGATATTGCCCTTGGGGCCAGTATCCGCCTGCGCCGCCGCGCTGCGCGTCTGTCGCAAGAGGCCTTGGCCGAGGCGCTGGATGTGAGTTTTCAACAGGTCCAGAAGTATGAGCGCGGCACAAATCGCGTGAGTTTTTCCCGGCTGGTCAAGATCTGCCGCGCCCTGGACTGTACGATCGATGCCCTGGTCGAGGGGCTGGATACCGGCCTGTCGGACCGCCGGGTGCTGGATCTGGCCTTGCTGGCCACGCCGGGCGCTTATGGCCTCCTGACCGCCTATGCGGGCATCTCCGCCACCCATCACCGCGCAGCCGTACTGGATCTGGCCCGCGCCCTGACCCGCAGCCCAGCTGCGCCAACCTCAAATCTACAGGTGGCGGCATGAGCGATAATATTGTCTACCTGCCCATCATCCCGGCCCCCAGCGCCTATGCGGCGGCGGATGCGCGCGCGATTGCTCAAAACCTGACCGTCCTGACGATTGCCGCCGATGCCCGGGTCCGCGCCAAGAGCGCCGCGCGCTGGAACCGCGAACGCGGTTCGCGGCCCCTGGCCATGCTGCATTTCGATCTGGCCGGACCCGGCCTTGACTATATCGCCGCCCAGGCCCCGCGCATCCTCATGGTCCTTTTCGCCGCCGCCGTCATGGCCGCTGGCCTGATCCAAGCGGGGGTCTGGGCATGAGTGACACATTCAGCCCCATGCTGGCCGCAAAGGCCCCCGCCAATCTTAAGGCCCTGTTTAAGGACCTGCCCAAGGGCGTACAGATTGTTGTCCAGCCCAAGCTGGATGGAGTCAGGGCCTTGGTGCGGCGCGGCGTTGTCCTGAGCCGCAGCCTAAAGCCCATCCCCAATGCCTTTGTCCAGAAACAATTTGGCAGGCCGGATTTTGAGGGCCTTGATGGCGAATTAATTGTCGGCTCCGCCAATGATGGCCAGACCTTCCGCCGCACCACGGCGGCGGTCATGAGCCGCGCCGGGGACATTCCGAATCTGACCTTTTACGTCTTTGACAATTTTGATTGGGACATGTCACCCTACTTCGCGCGCCGCATGGATTTTGTTAGCGCTACAGCGTCGTGGCCCGCTTGTTCTGCGCGCCGCGCTCTCTTCCCAATTGAGCAGCATGATGTCAAAACTGCAGACGAACTTCTTGCGCACTATGCCGACTTTTTAAGCCAAGGCTATGAAGGCCTGATCCTACGCCGCGATGACGCGCCGTATAAGTTTGGCCGGTCTACAACATCTGAAGCCTATTTGCTCAAGCTAAAGCCGACCGAGGATGCCGAGGCCTTAGTCATTGGCACTTCGATTCGCCTGCGCGATGGGGCGCTAAGCGCGCTTCGATGCAGAAACATTGATGGGCAAGAATTCAGGCTTGGCGCTGGGTTTTCAGAGGCTGACCGCCAGACCCTGCCGGACCTGAACCCGATCGGCAAGATTGTCAAATATGCCTATTCGCCCGGCGCATACACAGCCGCGCCACGCCACCCGGTTTTTTTGGGTTTCCGAGACAAGAGGGACCTAACATGACCCCCATCCCCCACCGCCCCGCCTTTCAGATCATGTCGCCGCGCCCCCGATTTCTCGGGGGCAGGCCCCGGGTCCGCTTTGGCTGGGCCTATGCCCTGCGCCGCGCCGTGTTTGCGGTGGCCAAGCTGGGCCTACAGATCGGCCTGATCATGGCCCTGATCGGGGCCTTGGCCTGTTTTATGTCCTTTACCTATCAGGCCGGATGGGACGGCATGGGCGCGCGCCTCGCCGCCATTGCACCGGAGAGCAAGTCATGAGCGCGCAGCCCCGCCTTGACCTTAACCTTGAGCCTGTCCTTGCCCCGGTTGCGGCCAATGACTTGGCCCCCGGCACGGTGATCTTGGCCTTTGCCGACACCGCGCCGCCGGGCGCGTATCGCAGCCAACACATGTTCAATCCGCCGCCCGCCAAGGTGGCCGAGGCCATTATGCGCCGACTGACCTGCCCGGCCGCTGATCTTGAGATCAAGACCAACCGAAAGACCGGCGAGGTCGGGATCTTTACCTCCACCCACGGTCTGGTGGCGGCGGTCTGGGGCCTCGATGCCCCGACCCTGCACGCCGCTCTGGACCGATTTTAATTCAACCAGAAGGGACAACCGTGACCCAGACCCAGCCAGAGTCTGCCCTTGAGCCTGCCCCCACGCAGGCGGGGGCCTTATCCCCCAAGTCCGCCCCTCAGCCCTCCGCCGTGCCAGAGGCTCGGCTAGAGCGCATGGCCCTAGTTGCTGGCCAGTCTAGCCTGCTTAGGCTGATCGCCCGCCAAGATTTTACCATATCAGACCTCGCCAAACAAACCGGGCGCGACCCATCCAATCTGCACAAAAGCCTTGGTCGCCTGCAGGCCGCAGGCCTGATCGAGCGGCCTATCGGCGGCGGCATGTGGAACCTGACCGAGACCGGGCGCAGCGATCTGGACGCCCTGAACCGCGCCCTGGACCCAGACCCTGAGCAGGCGGACACACTACCCGGCTGGAAACTGATACCGCATGATCAGCTGATCCCCGGCTCTGCCGTCGGCAATAATCCGCGCACGGATTTTGACCCCCAGGCGATCGACGCCTTGGCCGAGAGTATTGCTGATATGGGTCTTTTGCAGAACCTTGTCTGCTATCAGGGGCCAGATGGCCGCTATGTCCTGATCAGTGGTGAGCGCCGCTGGCGCGCCATCGGCCAATTGATTGCCGAGGAGACATGGCCGATCGAGCAGGGCATCCCCTGCCAGGTCATGACCGCGCCTATTGGTGCCGAGGATGTTCTGAAGCGGGACTATTTCGCCGCCGCCGTGGTCGAAAACATGGCGCGCGAGGATCTAAACCTGATCGATCAGGCCAAGGCCCTTGCCCGCCTGACCGCCATGGGCAAGAGCCCCAGCCAGATTGCCGGGCTGATCGGCAAGACGACGCGCTTTGTCCAGCTGCGCCTGCAGCTGTTGCAATGCGACCAAGGCACCCAAAACGATCTGGCCCTTGGCCTCATGACCGTCAACGAGGCCCTAGAAACCCTCCGCGCCCCCAAACGGCCCGCGCCGGAGCCTGTCCGGGAGCCTGTCCGGGATCCTGTCCGGGAGCCTGTCCAGGAGCCTGTCCCCGCGCAGGCGGGGACGAAGGCGGGGACGCAGGCGGGGACGCAGGCGGGGACGAAGGCGGGGGTAGCCCTAAGCGGCACCCTGACTGGCGTCAGCACCCTGTCCCCCAGCCCAGAGCCTGAGCCAGACCCTGCCGCGCCAAGGTTTGAGCACGAAAACTATCAGGCGGTAGAGATTGCCAAGGCCCTATCCGACCTCGTGGATGCGCTGCTGCTGGCCGGGGCAGAGCCGCGGGTTCGCGCCCCCACCGCATCCCGTTGGCCATCCCTGCACATCCCCAGCCACGACACAGAGATCTTTGTTTTTGGTCCGAGCCGCTGGCCCCTTGTTGATCCCAACATCTTCGAAACCCGCATCAAACTGTGCGGCGTACCCGCCATCCAGCTCCTGACCGAACTGGTCCAGGGCAAACACTGACATCAACAGGGCACGGACCCATGAAAGCTAAAAACATCATCTCGATCACTGGCATTTACGATGATGACCCGATGAAAAGCGGGCTGATTGGCGCGAATATCGAGTTCATGAGCGCGCCGGGCTTTCCACCCTTAAGCCCGGACAATCTTGCTGGCATTGCGAAATCCCTAATCGAGGCCGCCAGTAACGTGATTAAGGCACAAGCCGCCCAACCCACCGAAATCCACCCCCCAGGGACCGGCGCGGCCTAATAAGCCGCGCTGGCACACATCGTGACCGACACCCCCACCGTCCGCTATGCGGGCAAGCAATCCTCCGCCGATGCCTTTATGGGCTATTCGACCATTTATGGCCGGGGCGGTGATCTGGATAAGCCCTATCTGACCCGGATCTGGATCGGGCGGCTGCGCCTGCATATCTTTTTCAAGGGCGATCAGGATCCTGATCCGCACGACCATCCCTGGGACTTTTGGACCTTTCCGCTGATCCCCTATGAAGAGCGGGTGCTGGAGGCGGACAATATCACCCTGACCACCCAGACCGTGCCCGCCTGGCGCGCCACCTTTCGGCCCGCCACCCATGTCCACCGGGTGCTTGGCCCCAAACCCGGCCCCATAGCCCACTGGCTAGGCCTGCCCCTAATCACCCTGGTCTGGCGCGGCAAGGCCCGGCGCAGCTGGGGGTTTTGGACCATCAACCCCATCCACCCAGGCAGCCCCCGCAAATGGATCCGGTGGGACCGGTATTTTGCACAGCAGGAGCAAAGCGCATGACTGAACCAACATTCCCAGAACCCCAGCCGATTGACTGGGACGCGCTTGAAGAGGGCGATACCGTTTGGATGAGGGCTATAGTGGACCGAACGCTTACTGATCATCCAAGAAAATTTGTCAGCCAAGCATACGTGTATCTAGACTTCCACGATCCAAGCGAAGAAGTCCAAGCCGTTCGCGCCACCACGATCCGCCTTGGCCACGTCATCAAGGCCCCCAAGCCGAACCTAGACATGCAATGTCCAGACGGAGTGCTGGACCCTGCTGAAACTGCCATCTTTATTCGAGACCTAACCGCCGAGATCGAGCGGCTGAGGGCGGAGGTGGATACCTTACGGTCGGCCCTAAAACTGCGCGTTTCAAACGTTTCTGACGATCAGATAATAGCCGCTTGGGCCGCGTGGGATGACTGCCACGAAGCGCCGCAAGCCAATGATGCGATGCGCGCGGCGCTTGAAGCATCGCACTTGGTTTTTCTGCGTCGAACGAGTCAAATTGTTGAGGCCACCCGCGCCGCCCTAGCCGACCAGATTGGGGGTGAGGGATGAAGGTCCTCGTAGCCTGTGAATTTTCGGGCATTGTCCGCCGCGCCTTTGCCGCGCGGGGCCATGAGGCTTGGTCGTGCGACCTGTTACCTGCCGAGGATGGCAGCAACCACCATTATGTCGGCGATGTCCGCGACATTCTGTACGATGGCTGGGACCTCTTGTTCGTCGCCCATCCGCCCTGTACGCGCCTCTGCAATAGCGGGGTCCGCTGGCTGTCTGTGCCGCCGCCGGGGCGCACCAAGGATCAGCTATGGGATGAGCTAGAAGCGGGCGCGGCCTTGTTTTCCACCCTCTGGAACGCCCCAGTTTCGCGCGTGGCGGTCGAAAACCCGGTCATGCATCGCCACGCCAAGGCCCGGATCGAAAACTATGAGGCCCCGGCCCAGAGCGTCCAGCCCTGGGAATATGGCGACTGGGAAACCAAGCGCACCTGTCTATGGCTGCGCGGCCTGCCCGCCCTGATCCCGACCTATTCCACCCTGGACGCCGCGCGCGCGGGGCTCGGCCTCGCCAATGACGCCCAGCCCACAGCCCGCGTCCACCGCATGGCCCCCGGCCCCGCCCGCGCCAAAGAACGCAGCCGGTTCTTCGCGGGGATCGCCGAGGCCATGGCCTATCAATGGGGGAGCGCCGCATGACCGCCCGCCCCCGCACCGGCCCGCGCCGGGGTCTGAACCGTACCGAGGCGGCAGACTATATCGGCATCAGTGTCTCGAAATTTGATCAACTGGTCGCCGGGGGCCTGATGCCGCCGCCAAAATCGATTGATCGGCGCAATGTCTGGGACCTGTGGGCTCTTGACGTGGCCTTTGAGGCCCTGCCAGATCAGGCCGCACCCAATAGCGGGGTCAATGAATGGGACAGGAAGCTCGGCCTTGACCAATCTGCGGCTTAAATAGGAGTCAGACATGACCTATTATTCTCATGACATGCTTTATGCCGAAGACCTGATTGCAGGCGGCCGCAATGCCCAAGACATAATATGGATGGCCGCAAAGATGGGCTTTCTTAAAGATTTAATAGATTTCGCGCGGTTCTGCTTACTTGAATACATCGGGACATCGCTCGAGGCTTTTGATTTGGCGGACGACCTTATCAAAGTAAGGCGGGGTCAATTAGAAGCGACGTCGCCAGATTTTCAAGATGATGTTTTTAAAATTGTCGAGCGCATCATCGCGTTTGCTTTAAGCCGTGGTACGTCACAAGATGTTATTAACATGAGGTTTTTAAGTGTATTTGGCCGCAGGGCACAGCGGCCTTGACCAATCTGCGGCTTAAATACGTCCAGGCCCTGACCGATCGGCATGGGCGGCGGCGGCACTATTTCCGCAAGGCGGGGATGGCGCCTGTGCCCCTGCCCGGCCTGCCGGGCTCACGCGAATTCATGACAGCCTATCAGGCGGCGCTAACGGGATCACCGCTGGTGCGGATCATAGGGGCCGAGCGCACCCGCCCTGGCAGCTTTAGCGCCCTGATTATCGACTATTATGCCAGCACCTATTTTAAGGCCCTGCAGCCGATCACCCAAAAGGCCTATCGCCATGTGATCGAGCGATTCCGCGATGAGTATGGCGACCTGTCGGTGGCGGGCCTGCAGCCCGGCCATATTCGCAAATTGCTGGACCGCCATGCCGACCGCCCCGGCGCGGCCAATGACCTATTAAAAAAACTGCGCATCTTGATGAAGTTTGCGGTCGAATATGGCTATCGCCCGGACAATCCGGCGCGCGATATCCGCAAGATCCGCACGGTCTCGACCGGCTATCGCAGCTGGACCGAGGACGACATTGCCCGGTTTGAGGCCCATTGGCCCAGTGGCAGCCGAGAGCGGCTGGCCTTGCGGCTCTTGCTCTATACCGCCCAGCGCCGATCGGACGTGATCGGCATGGGCCGCCAACACGTCACCGGCCAGACCATTGCCGTGGCCCAGTCCAAAAGCCTTGGCCGCACCCGCCTGACCCTGCCCATCGCCCCAGCGCTTGCCGAGGTCCTAGCCCAGGTCGCACCGGGTCAGATGACCTTTATCCAGACCCGCGAGGGCAAGCCCATGACGGCGGCTGGCTTTGGCAACTGGTTTGCCGCAAGCGCCAAGGCCGCAGGCCTGCCGGATCATTCCAGCGCCCATGGCCTAAGAAAGGCCGCCGCGCGCCGCCTAGCCGAGGCAGGCTGCAGCCCAGCCCAGATCAAGGCCATCACGGGACACAAAGGATTAGCCGAAGTCGCCCTCTATACCGCCGCCGCCGACCAAAAAAGGCTAGCCCACGACGCCATGGCCATGCAGGCCCTGGACGAAAACAGAACAAGAACTGTTAAACCCTCCGGCAAGGTTTAACAATTTGCGCTGATTCCCCAATGAAATCAGCGCCCCAAACCCGCGATGGTAGTCCCTAGGGGGGCACTGAAAACGAGGAAAAACAAAGGCTTAACGTGTTAACCCGCAAAATCTCGATCATTGAATTCATTGGTGTTTTTTTGCGATTGTAAAACCTAAAAACGAGAGAAAGACCATGCTTGAGACCTTGAAATGGATTGCGGCTAATGATGAAAATTTTGTCACCGTGGCCGGGCTAATGGTGATCGCAGCCCTTTGTATCCGAATTGTGCTTGAGGACTTACCCAGGGCCGAGCGGCCTAAAAAATCATGGCTGGCGGCCTTGCTAAAGCCGCTCATGGCGCGCGGCTATAGCGCCGATCTGGATGGAGGCCCAAAGGCCCCGCCAAGGGGTGGGTCGGCCACAGCCAAGGCCCAGCCCACCGGCAATGTCCACGCGCCGCGCGACGGGGCGGAACTGGGCGCGCCGCCGCATCAGGGATCAGGGGGGCAGAAATGAGAATGACCCGAGCATCAAAGCGTCGCATCAAGGATAAACTCAGGCGCGGAGCTTGGGTGCCGCTTTGCCATATTGTCAATTACAACTTAACGCGCTGGATGGATCGCAACTTGCCAAATAGCACAACGGATTTTTATTTTCAGATTGTGAGGGCCTGGAAATGATAAGGTCCCACCCTAGCCCCCCACCGAGCCAAAGGCTGCGCGACATTCGTGCGCGCCGCACGGTCTCCAGCGCCGCCGAGATAGAGCGCCAAAAATTAAATCTGAAAAACACGTTTCCCGTGTTGACAACATACAACGGTGTTGTATGCTCACTCATCGAAGCACGGGGACTGGCCCCGGGCCAAAGGTAGGAAGACCTAAGATGACATCGATTAATCAAATCAATGCCGGAGTTATTGTTACCCAGACCCGCATGATGGGCCTTGGCCTTAATGATGCGCTCGGCATGGCGCATGAGGCGCGGCTTTTCAATGATCTGAACAAGGACGCCCACCGCGCCACTGTGGTCCGCTTGGTTAAGGCGATCTGGGAACAAGATGAGCGGGACATGGGCGAGGCCCGCCGCCTTTCGACGCAACTGGCCATCAGCAATGAGCGCGCCGCCGCCAAGTTTGGCGACCGCTGGACCGCCGCACTAGCCCTTCCATTAGGCCGCAAGCGCCGCGACAAGCTGGCCAAGATGCGCCGGGCCGCCGACCCACGGGCGCAGGCATGACCCCCTTCACCCTCCTTCTCGGCGCAGCTGGCCTCTCACACAGAGAGGCCAGCGACTTTTTGCAGGTGCGCCTTGATACCATCCACGCTTGGTCAAGCGGTCGCAATAATTGCCGCCCGGCAGTGCTTACCGAACTGCGCGCCCTGATCCAAAAACAAGACCGGGCCGCGCGCGAGGCCATAGCCCAGATCGAGCAGGTCCGTAGCCAGCACCCCGCCGCCGAGATCGAGCTTGGCTATCCAACCGACGACCATGAGGCTCAGGGCCTCGGCTGGCCTTGCGTCGGCGCATGGCGGGCCATGGCCGCAAGGGTGGTGGTCGCGGCCCTGCCCGTGCGGCTGGTTCCGCGCGGCTCTAGTCTCGCCACGGCGGCGGCCATTGCCGCCCATGAGCCCTAAAGCAGGCGCGGCGCGGCCCTTATCGGATTGAGATTGACCCCCTTGGTGATCAGTAATTCTTGGACCGGCGCATTGCCGTCGGCCTTGCCGATACTATAGCGGGTCTCGATGGGGGTGATATCGGCCCAGTCAAACAGAGATCGGATCTCTGGAACATCATTAATCGACATAATGAACTTGCCGCTTATCCCTTTAAGGGTGTCGGCCAGTCTTGCAAAATCGGATGGCGGAAATAGGCCAGTGCCATAATCGTCTTCGCTGCCCCAATAGGGCGGGTCGAGATAAAACAGGGTTGCCGGGCGGTCATAGCGCGGGATCAGGTCGCTCCAGTCCAGATGCTCGATCACCACATCGGTCAGGCGCTCGTGAATGGCCTCAAGCCGGGGCCGCAGCCGCGCCAGATTAAAGGTGACGCCCGAGGCCGGATCAATGCCAAAATTGCGGCCCTTGACCTTGCCTGCAAAGGCCAGGGTCTGGAGATAGAGAAAGGTCGCGGCCCGCTCTATATCGGTCAGGTCAAGCCCACGCAGGGTCTTGAGCCGGTCAAATTCCGAGCGCATGGCAGGCCGCCAGCGCAGGGCCGCAAACAGGGCCTCCGGATGCGCTGCAAGATCCGGTATAGATTCACCAGATCGCCGGAGACATCATTAATCACCTCGACCGCTGGGCGCATTGAGCGGCGCAGGAAAATACCACCCATACCGACAAAGGGCTCGCAATAGCAATCATGCGCCGCCTGGGCGATCAGGCCGCAGATGCGCTTGGCCAAGAGCCGCTTGCCACCAATCCAGGCGGCGGCGGGCTCGGCAGGCTGGACCCAGGTCAGGCCGGGACGGGTATTGGGGGTGTGGTTCATGGTTTAGCAATCCTCATACGCTAAGGCCCGCCCGTGCTCGAGCGCGGGGCGGTGACTGGGCCGGGTGGCCACAGGTCTGGTCGTATGAGGGTTTGCTCATAGGTCGGCGCGCGCCAACGCACCGATCCCGCCCGCTTGGGCTAGGATAGAATAGAGTTTAGGGGTTACAGCCCGACCATTTTCCCGGCGTCGGGAACATGGTCGGGCTTATTTCGCCGCCACGCCATTGATCTTTTCGATCGTGCGCAGGCCGCCAAGGCCGAGCATGCCGCTGACCAGACCGATCAGGGCGAATTCATTGACCGGCTCAAGCGCAAAGCCGAACAGTTTCAGGATCAGGGGCGAGAAAATCGGCTTGATCAGGAGCGCATAGGCCAGGCCCGCCACGCAGATCCAGCCAATGCCGGGCCGCCAGCGGCTGACCACAGGATCGGAACTGGCGGCCTCGATCTGGTTTATGGCCATCTGACCCTTGGCCAGCTCGGTCTCGGCGGTCAACCGCGCCAGCTCGCCGGACTGTTGCAGCTCGATCATTTTCAGCTTGGCCGCATCGCGCTGGACCGGATCGGGGAATGCCCGGTCGATCACGGTGCCGACAATGCCCAAGATTGCATCAAGGTTCATATTTCAAGCCCTCATCAGGTTGCTAGCAATCCGCCGCGCCCAGCCCTTGCCATAGGTCTGCCAGCCCGGCAGGCCGGTCATGAATTGCAGTCGCGCGGCGCTATAGCGCGCCTGCAGGGTCACCGGATTGGCCGCGCGCAGGGCGGCCTGGCTGGCCGGGCCAAACTGGCCATCGGCTTTGGTGCCAAGCGCGGTTTGCAAAAACCGAATGGCCTGGCCCAGGCCAGAATTGACGGCGGCGTCAAACACGTCAAACCGCACAGCTGCGGGCAGGCCGTCACAGCCCGCCGGGGCCCAATAATCGCGCTTATAGATCGCCTTGGCCGCATCTAGGGTCAGATTCTTGATATCCGTACCCGGATAGGCGCGGCGGGAAATGCCATATTTGGTCTCGCCGCCGGGGTCGCGCGGATCGTTCACATAGCCGCCCTCATGCCCAATCAGGGCCTCGAAAGCTTCGTCAAAGGTCATGGGGTTACTCCACTGTCTGATCTGATCCGCGCCGCGCGCGGGGGGTTAGGCGCTCCATCACGCGCTGTTCCAGCCGGTCTTGTCCGGCCATGATCTGATTGATTTTTTCGTCGAGAAAGCTGAACCGCTCATCTAGCCGCGCAAACGCTTCGCGATCGGCCTGGCGCTGACCTGAGGCCTCCTTATTGGCATCCGTGATGTCCTGGACGCCCTTAAGTGCGGTCTTGGTGCGCCCCTCAAGGCGAAACAGCCAATAAAGCGCTGCAACCCCCATTCCAAGCGCGGTTAAATCGACCGGCTGCAAACCGGTTGAGGAAAGGCTCATCTGACCCTCGCTATGTTTTTTAAAAGTGGATCTTGGTTGTTAGGGCTGGGGTTAATAGCCCCAAAATAAAGCCGACCATGCCGCCGCCCGCCGCAAGATAGACCATTAGGCGGGCCTGGGAATTTACCTTGTCTTCTAGGATCTTGAAACGCTTGACCAGGCCATCGCTACCGTCGCCGGGGCCGATGAGCACGGTCTCGATCGTGGCCAGCCTTTCGCCCGCCTCGCGGGCGTTCATTCCAAGCCCGCCGCACGAGGCCTTGCACGGCCAGGGCCAAGGCCATGGCGATGAATATACAATACCACATCGCGCCCCCCAATCCCCGCCACAATGGCCAGCATCAGCCCATAGGTGATATTCAACTCGATAATATAGATCAGCAAGGCCCAGGGCGCGTCTGAGGCGGCCTGATAGGCGACATGGGTGAAGCTCTGAAAGCCTAGGATCCACAAAAGATACATTTTCCACACCTCCCACCGCGCCCGCGCGGCTAGGGCCAAGGCGCTGGCAAGGCCAAGATCCAGCACAGGCCCCAGTAACATCGACTGCGGCGGCGTACAGACCTGCGAGACCACCATGGTCAGGGGCCAGGTCAGGGCCAGAACTAGGGCCGCTCCCAACAGGTCCGATCGGTCGCGGGTCAGGCCATGCGCCAAACAGGCTAGGCCGAGCATAATCGCGGCAAAGACGCCAAGCGCGTACCAGGCCATCTTAACCTCAAGCCTTTTTCGGCTTTGGACCCCCGGCGGCGGCCAGGACCGGGGTCTTGAGGGTTGGGGTCGCCAGATCGGCATGGCGCGCGGCGAGTTGCAAAAGCGTATGGGCCTGATCGAGATATTTGGCCACGGCCTCGCCTGCCTCTGGGGCCTTAGCAAAGGCCTGGCCCTGCACCGCATGCAGGCCCTTTAAACAGACCATGATGCCAAGGGTCAGGGCCTGGGCCTTAAAAGCAATCCATGAATTCATCACACACGACTCCTGCTTGAGTGTTATTCTAGATTAAAACACTGAAGATAGAACTGTAAATTTACCCGATAGCTGTGTCGAGACCACGCCATTGGCCAGGGTAATCCTGATCTCGTAATCATAGATCCCGTCGGTTATGGCCACCGTCGTCTGCATGGCCGGGGTGATGGCTATCTGGACCTGGCCTAGGGCGGCATTGGTCACCGTGATTCCAGACCCGATCGCGGCGGTCAGGCCATTGGACAGCTTGAACTGGATCGCCGCGCCGGTCAGGCCGGTCAGGGACAAGGGCGCGCCGCTGGAATCGTTAAGCGTGACATCCATCAACCAGGTCTCGCCCCGGGTAAAGACGGCTATGGCTTGCACAGGCATGCTTAAAAACTCCCAATCAGTGTGATGCGATTTTGGCGGCCGGTCAGGCCGGTCTTACTGCTCAGGCCCCTTAGGCCCTGATAGGCCTGCATTCCGGTCAAGACATAGCCGCGCAGGACAAAGACCGGCACCAGCGTCCCGCTCACCGACCCCGACCCGCTGGCGCTGCCGCCGATCGCGGTCTGGGCCCAGACCAGGGCCACCAGGCTGGACGTGCCGGTCGCTGTGCCGGTCAGGGCCGCCGATCGGGCTACAAGGCCGGTCAGGCTGGATGTGCCGCTCGCCGTCCCGCCAATCGCGCCGGGCGTCACCACAAGCCCGGTCAGGCTGGAGGCCCCCGCCGCCGTGCCGGTCAGGGCCGCCGCCAGACCCAAGGCCCCGGTCAGGCCCCCGGTGCCGGTGGCCGTGCCCGCGACCTGGCCGCCCGCTAGGGACCCACCCTGAAAACTATCGGCCTGAAAGGCCCCGGGCTGAAACGCCATGTGCGCGCGCTAGCCCAGGCCTTGGGCAGCGGCCAAGGGGCCGGTCATCCCCGCCACGGGCTTGGCCTCAATGCGCCAGGCCTCTTGCCCAACATCCCAGACCACCATCTCGCTGGCGGCATTAAAAACCGGCTGGGGCGGGGCCTCGACCAGGCCGCAGGCCAACAAGACCTCGGGCGGTTGATTAGCCAGATCGGTCCAGGCTCGGCCCTGACCATCATAGGCCAGCATGGGCAGGCCCGCAGGCGCGGCGCGATTAAGTCGGTATAAGGGCGCGGTCATTTTGGCACCTGGCCGTCATAGAATTCGATAATCATGGCCCCAGCACCCGCCCAGCCCGCGCCAAAGCCGCCGCCGCCCGGCCCGGCATCATTGGCATTGACGCCGCCATTATCAAAAGCGCCGAACCCACCAATGCCCAGACTGTCAAAATCGCCAATATCCGAGGCCGCGAACCCGCCTTTAAAATTATAGGCTGCCGAATAGTTGAAGCTCGGCAAGCGGCTCGATGGGTTGGACGCCACTTCCCAGGCCGCCCCAAGCCACCCGCCCCAGCCGGTAGAGCTCGGATCACCGCCCTGTCCGCCATCGCGCTTAACCTGACCAATTGAGGCCGAGGCCTGACCCCCCGCGCCCGTCCCGGCCCCCGGCGCGGCGGATAAGAGCACAGTCCCGCCGCGACTAAGGCTGGACTCGTAGCTCACGCCCGTAAAATACCAAGAACTGACAAAGGCGCTCAAGGTTTCGCCAGGGGTAACCGCAAGAAGGGTTCGTGCATAGGCCCCGCCGCCCCCCGCATAACTGGCCCCAAAATCTTGGCCACCCGCGCCAACGGCCCGGACATCAGCCCAGATCGCCCGGCTGGGAACTATAATATTCTGCGCCGTACCGCTGGTCGGCGGCACAGAAAGCCGCCGAACCAGCGCGCCCAAATCTGCCCGCCCCGTGCTCTGGATCGCGGATCGCTTAGGACCGATCAGGCGGCTCATGCGGCGATCTCCTGTCCGGTCACAACAAGGTCTAGGCTGGTGGCGGCGCTGGCGCGGGCCTGGATGCGCCAGGTGGCAGGCAAGACCAGATCTTCAATCACGTCCTGGGCCGTGCCAGCGGCAATGATCAGGCTCTGGACCAGATAAAACGTATTGGTGCCATTATTGATCGCCAGGTCCAGGCTCGCGGCACTGGTGGCATGCACATTGCTGGCCCGCAGCTTGTGCTTTTGCATCCGGCCCGTCGCCACGGCGCTGCCGATCGTCCCTAAGGTGGTCGATAGGTTGGACCCAAACAAAAGGCCAGACCCGATCGGCGTGGTCGGCGCTGTGGTTTCCAGACCGGTGGCCACAATCGTCAAGGCGCCCGCAATGCTGGCCCGCGCACTCACCCGCCAGGTCGCGGGCAGATAAAGATCCTCGATAATGTCCTGGGCCGTGCCCAGATCGACGCGCAGATTCTTGACCAGATAATAGGTCACGGTGCCGTTCGTAACCGCAATGTCACAGGTCGCCCCGCCCGCACTGGCCAGCTGATTGGCCACGCGAATTTTTAGCTTTTGCGTTTTCCCCGTCGCCACTGTGGTGGTGATCTGGGTCAGGGTGGTGGTCAGATTGGCCGCGTTCAGGACGCCCGTGGTCGCCCCGCCCTGCACCCCGCCCAGCCAGATGGCCGAGGGATTAAGATAAAGGCTGGTACTGGCCATGCCCAGGCCATTGGTCAGGCCCAGCTCCTCGACCGCCCCGACCGCCGTGGTGGTGCGGCCTAGAATCTTGGCCGTGGCCATGGTGTGACTCAAGGCCGCATTCCAATTGCTCGGGCGGATCAGGGTCGTATCGGCCCCGTCCGCGACCGCTGAGACAAAGGCATGATTGATTTGCAACGGCACCGCTTAGGCCTCCGTCACGGTGACGGCATTGATCGCCACGGTCAGGGTCAGATTGGCCGAATGCGCCACCGAGCTGGATAGCGGGCCGCCATACAACATATTGCCGCCGGTCAGGGCGTCCCAGATCGCCAAATGGGTCAGGGTGCCAAGCGCCGCTGTCGGGGTCAGGCTGATGGCATTGGAATTCTTGGCCTGGCTGGCGGCGGCGGCCGAAAATGTGATGGCCTGGCGCGCATAGCCGGTGCCGCTGGCCTCGCTGGCCCCGGTCGCACCCGGATCGGCGGTATGCAGGCTCAAAAAGCGGCTAGTGGGCCGGGTCGGGGTGGCCCCGCCCAGTTGCCAGTCCAGGGTATTGTTGGCCGATACGGCGCTTTTAGGCATAGGAAGGTGCTCCCAAAAAACGGGTTAAAGGCGGGTTGAGACCCAAGAGGGGGGTTAGGGGTATTGCGGCCTAGGCCAGCTCGACCAGCTGCACTGTGACCGAACAGGAGGCTAGACGCCGACCCCGGCAACCGCTGTGATCGCGTTTTGGTTGACGAGGGCGCGCAGGGCCTGAATGGCCAAGCCCTGACGCAGATTGGTCAGCTCCGCGACAAGATCGGTCTCGCTCTGCGACTGGACCACCAGCTGGCCCTCAATGCTGAGAATTGCGGGCGCGCCATTTATCACCAGTGCGCGGCCATCGGCACTGCAGGCCGAAGCCGTTAATCGGATGATCTCACGCCCTAGGCTAGAGGCCGCGTGATCGTGGCGCGCCTTGATCTTGGCATGGCCCGTCAAGGCCCCAGTCAAGGCCAACACCGAGTCTTCTGGATTGAGGTTCTGTAAGGTGCTGGTGATGTCGGCGATTACCAGATCAGTAGTTAATAAGGGACCAGTTGGCATCTATCAGACTCCAATCGATTTCAAAGTTTATCCATGGGTCCAGACCCCCGAGCCCGCCGCCGCCGGTCCCCGTCGCTCCGCTGGCAGCGGTGTATCCGGTCGCGATATAGAGATACCGGGTCAGGCTGGTAAAATAGCCGGTGAGGCCAGTTGTAACCGCCAGATACGCATTGGTCTGGCGATCCCAAAACACCACATAGCCGGTAGCCGCAGCTAGGCCTGTAATCGTTGCGGCGGGCAGGCTATAGGACCCAGCTGTGGTGGCGATCACGGTGGAAGCCAGCGTCAGACTGTTGCCCGTGCTCGATGTGATAGGCTTAGGCGGCGTGAAGGTGTAACCGCTGCCGATTTGCAGATTAATGGGCAGATTCTGGATTGTCACATCCGCCGCAGGAGCGGAATCGGGTCCCGCCACCCAGGCCGGATGCGCGGTCTGGCTGGCCGTGGCGGCGCTGACCATGGGCTGGGCTAGGCTGAAAACAAAGGCCCCTGCGCCCAGCGTATAGATATTGAACGCAAAGGCCGCGGCCACAGCATTGGCCGGAACCGTCACAAAGCCCTGCCCCTGAGTGCCAAAACTAGAATTGGCCGCGACACTAAAGGCCGCCACTGTGCCAAGGCTTGCGCCCGCCGCATCATAAAAGGTCAGCTCAACCTGGCCTGCACCGTTCTGTGCCTCGACCAGGGCCTGGACAGACAATCGCTCGACCGCCTTAACCGCAAACCGAAAGGCTGGGGCCGCAAACAAGACAACCGCCTGATTAGCCGCCGAGGCCGTGCCCCCCAGCCGGGCCGGATAGCGGCCAAGATAGCCATTGGGCCAAAAATTAGTCAGGGTCGGATTGCGGGCCGTGGGATCATAGACCGCCCAGCCGGTCAGTACCCCAGCCTCCCAGCGGCTATAGCGCAGCCGATTGACCGCCGCTGGCACCACCAGGGCATTATTGATATCGTTTGGCCCCAGACCGCCGATCGACACCACCAGGGCATTATTGATATCGTTTGGCCCCAGACCGCCGATCGACCCCACCGACAACTCGCCCGTACTGGCGGCTGTACTGACCCAAGCACTATAGGTCAGGTCGCGCTCGGGGCTGGTCAAGACCGCGCCGCGCACCTGATAGACATAGCCGCCAATGACGCCATCGCTCAGGACCAGGCTGACCGTGGAGCCACTAACCGCCTCGGTTGGGCGCAGGGCGAACTCCTTAACAAAGGTCTGGGCTGCCGCAGCGGGCAGGCCCTGGACCCGGTATTCAAGCCTGAGCGTCACCGCGATCGTATCGGTAATGGCGGTATAGGTCACGGCCAGGGCCGGGATCTGGGTCGCGCCCTGGGCAATCGTGGTGGCCGCAACCGTCAGGCCCGTAACCGCCGAGCCGGTAATCAGGGCGCTGGACAGGTCGGTCGCGACGGCGGGGTCGAGCTGATCGGTCGCAGCGGTCCAGCTATAGAGGCTGGAATCCACCTCGCCCAGGGCTAGATTGACCGCCAAGAAATCATCGCCATCGGTTGTGATATCGATCGGGGTGATCTCAAACGTCTTGGTCCAGCCATAGCGGGCGCTGGTCCAGCTAATCCAGTCGCCCGGCTCTAGATCCATATGCTCAGGCGCCAAAGCCATCTTGGCCGCGCGCATGCGGCGGCCCCGGCGGCGATGGATTTCCTGCACCCTTTGGCCCTGGGTGCCGCTGGTGACATAGCTTAATTCATAGGTCTCGGCCTTGCGCCCGCCGTCTGTGGCCTCATCGGCGCTGGATAGGCGCGCAGGCAGGCTGATCGGCTGATAATAGGCCGAAGGATCGGCAAATCGGCCATAGACCGCATTAACCGTCTCATCCAGCGGCTTGTCCTGGGTATAGCTGGAGCTGACATCGATGCGGATATCGTCATCTGTGATATATTTTACAACCGACTGGGCCACGCCCGGCAAGATGCGCCAGCGTCCCGGCCCCGTGGTCAGCTTGCCCGCCATGGCCGCCAGCACATCCTCGGCCACCTGGCGCGGGGTCGCTGCGACACTAAAGACGCCGCTGGCCCGGTAGCGCTTTTCGCTGCCGCCCGCCTTTAGGCTGACCAGCTCATCACAGGCATTCATGGCGGCAATATTGGGGGCAAAGGGCATATCGCTATCGCCAAGGCCGGGCCCAAAAATCAGATCGCGCTGGCGGCTGGCCACCGCCGTGCCCGTATCCTCAGCCCCCATGCCGCGCAGGAGATTTTCCAGCACCACGGCGGCATTATCGCTCCAGGTCCAGCTGGCCTGATCATTGGCCCTTTGGCTGCCCGACCCGCCGACCGAGCCATCAAGGCGGCGGTCATAAAGCTTGGCCCCCTTGATCTCATACAGGAACTGAAACAGGCCGCTTAGGCCCTCGCCGTGCGCCTTTTCATTATAGCGCGCCTTGACCTTGACATAACAGACCCCGCGCCCGCGATCATTGGCGGTCCAGCGCCCGCCACTGACACTGATCAGCTCACTATCGGCGGCCTGATTCCAGTCGCCGCCATAAAACGTGATCCAAAGATTATGGCGGCCATCGGCATAATAGTCTTGGACCGAGCCGTCCCCGTTCAGGGTCAGCCGCTTGCCATTATTCCAGACCCCAACCAGGCTATCGCAAGGGTGGTCCGCCAGCGCAAACAACAGGATGATATATTCATTTTTCGCGCCCCAGGTCTGGAACGTCACCAGACTGCCCGCCGTGGCGGTCTGGCCAACCACACAGACCCGGTTTTGATTCGGATCCAGGCTGACCTGCAAACTATCGCCCCGCCAGCCGCTTTTAGGCTTGGGGGTCAGGGCCTTGGACACAGCCGATAGGGCCACGGTCGCGATCAGCTGGACGCCAAGCGTCTTGATCGCAGCGGCGCTGAAAACCTTGACCGCAACAAACTTGACCGCGGCGACGACGATTTGAGGCATTAGCCGACGCTCCAGGCCATCAGCACCTCGGTGCGGGGCCGTACCGCCCCGCCCGCCACGCGCAGACCATCGCCATCGATCAGGCCAAGAACTGGCCGGACCTTGCCATCACCATCTGTGGGCAGCTTGACCAGGCCCCAGTCGCCGCGATGGGCCAGCGCCGGGGCAATGCGCGGAAAATAAAGATCCGCCCAGCCCGCCAGGTTGCGCTTGCCGGTCAAGGCGCGCAGCCGCCTTAGGCCCGACCTATAATCGCTATAGGCACCGCGATAATCTGCCGCCGGGTCTTGGCCCGTCAAGGCCAGGGCCGCATCGGCCACAAACAGACAACAATCCCAGATGCCATATTTAAAGGCCTGCCGGGCCTGGGCCTCAAGCACAGGCTCTAGCCGCTCTGGCCAATCTTCAAGCCGCGCCATTAGCGAAAGGATCCTAGATTTAGACCGCCACGGCCAAGGCCAAGGCCCAGCCCGGCCAGATTGGCCCCGCCACCATTAATACTGGCAGCGGCCTTAATCGGCGACGATGACCCATCCTTGCCCCAGCTGATCTGGCTCTTGCCCGCCGTATTGACATCTTTGTAAAACCCGTCGCCCGCGCGATGGGTCTTTTGGTCTGTATCTGAGCGGGTGCGGACGCCCGAGCGCTCCATTTCCGAGGTCGCGGCGGTCAGGGTCAAGGTCAGGGTCGAGACGGTTGGCTTATCGGGCTCGCCAGGCCTTTGCGCGGCCATGGCATGGGTCACCACCTCCATCTTGCCCGAGGCCAAGAGCACTTCTTCAAATGGCTGGCCCGTGGTCGGATCCAGAAACAAGAGCGCCATCTCGGCGCTGCGGCCCCGGTAAACCTCATTGAAAAACGTATTTAAGACCGCCGGGTCCGTCCCCGACAGGCTGATATTGGACCCCTGGCCCCGGCCATCGGTTGTGATCGCACCCGGATCTAGCACCAGGGCCTCGCCAAAGGCGGTATAGGTAAAGCCGCCCCAGACCAGGTTTTCCTCGCCGTCACAGACCCGGTAAAGCCCCGATTGCAGATTAAGCCGCGCAATGGTGCGCACACCAAGGCTGGAGCCTGCAAGGACGGATTTAAGAGCATTGGAAAAGGTGCGCATCAGGTCTGGACCGATAGGGCTTCAAACTGGGCCGCGCCCTGGCGATGGCCGCCAGAGCCGAGCACAGCGATTGAGAAAGGGGCCAAGAGCTTGAACTTGGCGCAGGCCCGGTAAAAATTAAGCGTGGCGGCGGCGGTAAAGCCATTGGGCAGTTCAGGCTCGACATAAAGCCCGGTTATGACCCCAAGCGCGCTGGCCCGGGCCGCCTCGCTAATCCGGTGCAGGCTGTATTTGCCCGACTGGATCACCGAGACATAATCGCCAAGCGAAAGCATAAACAGGGCGGGCAGGCCCGACAGGCCGATCTCATTGCGAAACGTGCTGATCTGGGTCAGGCTGGCCGTGCCATCGAAAACGGACGCACTTCCCGCGCGCAGCAGGACCGAGGGGCCCATGGGCATATAGGCGGCGGGATATTCGCGCGCCGGATCAAAGCCCAAAAAGGTGCGGGCCGAGCCTTGCAAACTATCGCCCCAGGCGCGCCAGGCCCCCAGATCAGCGGGATAGAGCGGCGGCGTCTTCCAGCTGGCCTTCCATTGTGGCCGACCCCGATCGATCGTGACATCGCGGCCCGATTCCAGGACCCCAACCGCCTGGCGGCGGGTCAGGACAAAATTGGCCTCGATAAACCGCACCCCGGTCGAGAGCATGGCGGGAAAGGGGCGCGGAAAGCTGGGAACCGTCATCGGGTTGCCCTAGAATAGGCGTTGGCATTGGCGACCCAGCGCTCGGCTTCAGATTTTTTCCATTGATCGAGCTGATCGGAGACGCGCTGCAGGGCCGCAGGATCAGCCCCGGCGGCATTAATAATCTTGCGATTATCAATATTCACCACCTGGCCGCCGCGAACCGGATTCGCCGCGCCTGCGCCCGCGCCCTGACCCAGGCCCTGTATCAAACGCCGGGTGCGGTCGGCGCTATAGACCATGCCGGGCTGGGTAAAATCGACGAGTTCTGGGCCGCGCTCGCCGACCAGGGTGGTGCCATAGGCCATGCCGCCAGACGCTCTTGCGGGGATGGGGGACGGGCTAAAGCCGCCGCCAAACAGGCTGCCCAAGAGACTGCCAAACAGGCCGCCGCCGCTGCTGCGCGCCGGACCGGCCGTGCTACCGCCTAGGCCCGAGCCCATAAACCCGCCGCTCGAGCCGCCGCCAAAGCCAAACGCGCCCAGGATCGAGCCCAAGAGGCCAGAGCCGCCGGGGCTGGAGCCCGCCTTGGTCATCAGGGCCTTGGTGATGGAATCGACCAGGCCTTCAAATACCTGGTTGCGCATCCGGTCGACAAAATATTTCAAGGCCCCCTTGGCCCCGCCGTCAAAGCCTGCCGCCAGCCCGCCCGATACCGCCTCACGCAGGGCCGAATAGGTCTGGTCGCGCGAGTCCGAAAAGCCCTTGACCAGATTGTCGCGCGCGGCGGTCGAGATGGGTTCTAGGACCGATTTCCAATCGACCGCTTTTAGGTCTTGGCCCGTTAGGTCGACCATGGTTGAGGGAATAATCGTTGCCGGGCTGGACGTGTCGGCATTCCAAGGCAGGGCTGGGCGGCTAGACT